TGATTTTTTTGAAATAAAATAGTATTATTAATATAGAATTATACTATTAGCAGTATTGATGGAATAATTCTATGTTTAAGAATATGTTTAAGAGAGGAGGATTTAAGATGAAGAAAGTTGTAAAAAATATCATGTCTTTTAGTTTTATTTTTTGTGCTTGTTTGGGTTTTGTTGCTCTTGTTAGTGCAAGTGAGTATGCTACTTTAGGTTACAATTCAAGTCATAGAATAACCAAAAAATCATTAGGTACTAGATTCTATACTTATATATCATCAACAAGTGTTTCTGGCTCACCTGTCGTAGAAACACAAGCTGGAAGACAAATGTTTAATTTGGTTTGGTATGATTCTGGTAAGGCTAATATCAGATTTACTGGTCCTCAACAAAGTTCAACTACTAATTGGGATGCAAATGGTACATACAATACTAGAGCAACATGGACTAACATAAGTGAAAATACATCAATATCTGCGTATTTTGATTTATATTAAAATATGCAGATATTGATGTATTTACTGTTTCTTTGCATTAACAGTTATAATTTGCTTTGTATTTTATAAAGGAGTAATATAGTTTTGAATATTTTACTCCTTTACTTTTTATAATCAATTATATATTTAATAAAAACATCTAAATAAGGGGGGTTATAATATGCTTACAGGAAAAATTGCTGTTAAATACACCTATAATTTTATATATAATATAGATGATGTTGTGTATAAAATATTTGAATCTTATAATGATTTAGTTTACTATTTAGGGAAGACATCTAAAAAAAGATTAATATTTTTATTAGAAATTAAGGAGTTAGGCAATGATTTATAGTCAACAGTTAGTCGAAACACCGATTTTTCGGTGTCCATGCAAGATTACAACTTGTATGCTGATGAGACAAGTTAAGCTATCTAGCGTAGTATTTTTTTAGAAGAACTAAAATACATCAGTTTAATAAAAATTAATAAAGAAAAAAAAGGAGATTAACAATGGCAGAAAAAAAAGGAATTTATGAAGTAACAGTTAAAACAATGGATGGAACATTAAACAGTGAGATTTTTCAGAAGATGGCAAAACGTGGAGATATTACTTCCACAAGTGTATCAGAAATGGTAGACGCTAAAGTTACAATAACAGGACGTGCAACAACACACATTAAGACATCTGAAAAAGAATTTGACATGTCGTATTTTAATACTGAAGAATACGGAATTATTAACTGTGGTGAAAAAACTTTATTTGACGAATCATATCTTGGCTATAAAGATGATACAAATTACTTTATCATCATCAAAGTTAAGTGTAAATTAGGAACAGCATTCAAGGCTGTACCCGTGATGTAAGATTAAGGGGCGGCATAGCCGCCCTTTATTAAAGGATTATTATGAATGAAAAAAAAGAAGATTTATATAAGCAGTTACAAAAAAATGTCCGTTCTGCAAATGCTAAACTACAGCGGCTTAGAGGACATTTTGGTAGTGAGTTTGGCTGGGCTGGTCAACGGCTGATTGACAAGCTAGAGATACCAGCTATAAACGCAATTACAGATAAAGGGTATATTAAATATAATAAAAATTTATCAGTCACTCAAATGAGAGCGATTATAAAAGCAACTTCCGAATTTGCTAAATCTAAGACTTCTACTGTTAAGGGCGTGCGTGAAAATATTTCTAAAATTCAATCAGGAATCGGTAAAGAATTTAATGTTGACAGTAAAACAGCACAGTCTATATTAGATTTTTTTACGTCTGATGATTACAAAAATAATAAAGAAGTGAAGTATGAGCAACTGTTAATTGCAATAGAAGTATCTCAAAAAGGCGGCAGTTTTGAAGATTTTGCCGAGAAAGTTAAAAACTATCATGACTATGGAAATGATGTAACAATGATAAAGGAACTACAACCTGTATATGATTTAGTACAGGCAAAAGGAGCAAAAGTTTTATCTAAATTAAATATGGAGAATATAGAATATTAATGTTATATTATAAGGAGTATATTGGACATGATTTTAATATAATAGGAAAAAAAATTAAATATGATGATACAATATATTCATTTGATATAGAAACATCTTCATATTTAATTTTAAACGGAAAAATATATCAATCGTCAGAGTATTTGAATTTAACAGAAAAGGAAAGAAAAGATTCGTTAAAACAATCTACAATGTATATATGGATGTGCGGTATAAACAATATTGTATATTATGGCAGAACTTGGGAAGAATTCAACGAATTCTTAGGTATGATTAATAAAATATCAGAATATCGAAAAATTTTTTTTATTCATAATCTAGCGTTTGAATTTCAGTATTTAACAGGAGTATTTGATTTTACAGACGTAAAAGCAAGAAAAGCACGTAAGGTTATGTCTGCTGTGAATGAAGAATTTAATATTGAATTTAGATGTACATACATGATGTCAAACGCCGCATTGGCACAGTTGCCAAAGCTTTTTCAACTTCCTGTAGAAAAAAAAGTGGGTGACCTTGATTATAATTTAATAAGGCATTCATTAACTCCTTTAACTAAGAAAGAATTGGGATATTGTGAGTATGACTGTTTAGTTATATACGAATATATAAAAAAAGAATTGGAGGACTATGAATTTATTTATAACATTCCTATAACATCCACAGGACATGTAAGGAGAGAGTTAAAAGATTTGACGTATACCAACTTGGGGTATCGTAGAGCTGTCTATAAAGCGATAAATACAAATCCGCATGTTTATAACTTATTAATAGAAGCATTTGCAGGCGGATATTCTCACGCAAATTGGATTTACGCTGACACTGTATTAAAAAATGTTGATAGTTGGGATTTTACAAGTTCATACCCTTTTGTTATGGTATCTGAAAAATATCCGTCTACAGAATTTAAACTGTGCAAAATAAAAAAAAGAGAAGATTTATTAGATAATTTTGCATATTTATTAAGAGTTAGATTTTTTAATATTAAGTGTAAATATTTTAATAACTTTATCTCTTCTAGTAAGTGTCTGATGATAAAAAACGCAAAATACGATAATGGTAGAATTATCTCAGCCGACGAGATTTTAATAACTTTAACAGACATAGATTTTAAATTTATATGCGATTCGTATGAGATAGAAAGTTATATAATAGAGGAAAGTTTTTTTTCTATATATAAATATTTGCCTAAATTATTCATAGAATTTATTTTAAAAAAATATGTGTTAAAAACACAATATAAAGGAGTTGAGGGTAAAGAGTTAGAGTATTCAAAAGGAAAAAATAAATTTAACTCGCTTTACGGAATGTCTGTTACAAATTTAATCCGTGATAAAGTTGTGTATGAAAACGATAAAGGCTGGTTAGATGATGAACGATTAACAAATAAAGAAATTATCGAATTACTTGAAAAAGAAAAAAAGAAATCTTTTTTATCATTTGCTTATGGTGTTTGGGTTACGGCATACGCTCGAAATAATTTGCTTAGAAACATAATCGACATAGATGTTACAGGGCAAAAACGAAAAGGACTTGATGAATATACCATATATTGTGATACAGACAGCATTAAATTAAAAGATGGTTATGACATTAATATAATAAATGAATATAATAAGATTGCTCTTACTAAATTAAAAAAAGCTTCTGAACAGTTGGATATAGAATTATCTTCCTTTATGCCTGTTGATAAAAAAGGTCGAGAAAGACCTCTAGGGGTATTTGACGAAGACGGACACTATACAGAGTTTATAACGCAAGGAGCGAAAAAATATGCCTATCGGTCTTATGAAAATATATACGGATTTAAAAAAAATTATTTTTTTAAAGAAGAAAATAAACTACATATAACAGTAGCAGGAGTTCCAAAGAGAGGAGTGACAGCTTTAAAAAATGATATAAATAATTTTAAAGACTATTTAATTTTTAATTATGACGATACAGGAAAAAACATTTTAGTTTACAATGATGACCAAATTCCTGTGGAATTAACTGATTATACAGGAAAAAAAATGATTGTTAAAGATAAAAAAGGTTGTCCTGTGTTTCCAACTACGTATATATTAAAAAAAGCTTTGGAATATGCTGAATTAGTTGGAGATTCATCAGAAAGGAGTAAATTTATTGAATGAAACAAGACGGAATTCATTATAATTTAGACGAGATAGATAGCCATAAATCTTTAATAAATTTAATATTAGGCGAAAAATCGGGTGGTAAATCTTATCAAGTTAAACATAAAAAAGCTGTTGAGTATTATTTAAAATATAAAAAAAGATTTATTCTTTTACGCCGCTGGAAAGACGAGGTAACAAGTGAGAAAGTTGAGCAATACTTTAATGACGTGGATATAAGTAAGCTGACGAATTCCGAATACAATTGTATATCTGTTTATAGACGTGCAATATATTTATCTAATTACGATTTTGAAACAAATAAAATAAAAAGAGGAGAAAAAATAGGATATGCTATTGCTTTGTCGCAAGAGCAAAATTACAGTTCGATTTCATTTCTCGACGTCGATAATATAATCTTTGAGGAGTTCATGAGTCGTACTGCTTATATTGCCAATGAAGCAAATAAATTAATGATATTTTATGACACAGTTGACAGAAAAAGAGGTAAGTGTCGATTATGGCTTTTAGGAAATACAATATCAAGGGTATGTCCGTATCTGCATGATTGGGATTTATCTTCTACTATTAATAAAATGTTGCCTGGAGATATTAGAGATATTAACATAACAGCTAATAAAAACATATCATTGACTATCGAATATTGCAAACAGACAAATCAAAAGTCTTTTGCGATTGGAGATTCGGCATCTATGATAAGCGGTGGAAGTTGGTTATCTAGTAAGCAACCTCATTTAAAAGAGTCTATTAAAATTTATAAGCCTATATTAAGGGTTGTTTTTATTTATTATGACTTTAAATTTTTAGCAACATTATTAGAAAATAAAAATAATCTTGTTTGGTTTATATGTCCAAAAAAAACAGAGGTAAAAAAAAATACAATTGTAATAGGACAAGTAAACGAAAGTCCTTTATATTCTAAAAATATATATAATTTAGATTATAGGATTAATGAAAAAATTAGAAATTTAATATCAAAGACTTTTACTGAAAGTAATATATTTTATGCTACAGATTTATGCGGAACTGACTTTAAACAATGTATAGATTTTTTAATTAAAAAGTGAGGTGATATATATGAATTTATGCGAGTGGAACTATTTAAAAAAACTTGCAAGGGATTTGCTGGTTTGGAATTTTGTTAAAGACAAATTAGATAAAACGAAATCATATGAATATAATCACAGGATTATTATTACGAAATATAAGGAGATTTATAAATGAAAAATAGCAAAATTATATTATCTAAAAATGTAAAAATGGATAAAAACTATGTGAACATACTTGATTATACAACAAATACAATGATTGCTATGCTTACCGACGAGGTTCACTTTTTAGCGAGGGCAGATGATTTTTCTTTTATAAGAAATAACGGACGTATTAGCGTTCCGTTTAACATGTTTATATGCAAAGAATCTAATTATATAGCTTTTAAAAACCCTGATTACGAAAATAAATGGTTTTTTGCATGGGTTGATAATGTAGTTTATAAATCTGATTCTTGCTGTGAATTAGAATATACTGTTGATGCCATGTCTACATGGTGGGAACAGTGGACAGCGGCAACTTGCTTTGTAGAGAGAGAACACATAGCGAATGACTATATCGGTGCGTCCACTACAAACGAGCCTTTATCTGTCGGAGATTATGTCGCAAATAATGTATATGGTTTGTCTGTGACTCCAAATAAAATCTGCTTTCTCTTTTCTGAGGTTCGGAAATCTGATGGTACTTATGTATCTCCAAAAGAGGCATATGATGACGCTGGCTTATCTATTCCTTTTATTGGAAATATGCCTATGACATTATGGCGTGTGTCGGCGGATTTAACACAGTCGGGTATATCTGAATTAATGTCATATTTTTCCGACTATGTAAACGACGGAAAAAGCGGGGATTTAGTTGGAATTTTTACATACAATTCTAACACGGATATTAATACAGGTCTTACTCGAGGTAAGCAAACGTCTTTAGACGGCTATACACCTAAGTATAGTAAATGTCTACAATACCCATTTGTAAAAATAACACTTAGTAATAACGCTGGGTCTAGCGTAGATTTAAGACAGGAAGATTTTGGCGATAATATTATATTTGAATACGCTAACACTGCTAATTATAAAGGTCAGAGTATATGCTATCCTGTAGGTTATAAAGGAGTAGAGCGGAATACAGATAACGGTTTAATCATAGACAACTTTCCGACAATTCCCATGACTGTAGACAGTTTCGCAACGTATCTCGCACAAAATTCTACAAATATCGCTCTAGCCGCTACGAGTGGAGCGATAGGAACTGTAGCGAGCGTTGCAAGTGGCAATCCTTTAGCTGGTGTAGCTGGTGTCGGAAGTCTATTAAATCAGATAAATCAAATTAGCGTTGCAAAAACAAAACCCGATACAATTACAGGACTTGCTAATGGTAATCTTATTAATATGCTGTTGGATAAATTCGTTTTTAATATTGAGATAAATACATGTAAATCTGACGTTGCGAAGTCTATAGATAGTTTTTTCGATAAATATGGTTACGCTGTAAATCAAATAAAAACGCCGAATTTGTCGGGAAATAGTCATAATTACGTCAAAATTTCAGAGGATTCTGTTATAGGATACGGAAGTGTTCCAGCAGAGTATATGGAGACTATAAATAAAGCTTTTCGGCGTGGTGTGACTATATGGCATAATGAGGGGCAATTAGGATTTTATTAAAATATTAAAAGGGCAGTTATAACTGCCCTTTTAGTTATTAATTTGTGCATATAAACATTTCTATTATTTTCGCTAACATTATATGTCCAGCGGCTGATGGGTGTAAATTGTCGTATAATAAAAAATTCTCATTAATAGTATTAAATCCGCTTTGCTTATATAAATTTAAAAAAGGAATTCCGTATTCTGCACAGATTTCTTCCGCTCGATTTACATAATCTAACTGTGTTAATCCTAACTCATTTACGTCTGAATTAAAGTAATGTTTAACATTATACGGCGAAGCAAAAAATAATCTAAACTGATACAAATTACCAGGAACTAAAAACTTTGAATATACACCCTCGATAAAAGTCCTTAACGCTCCTGTAAAATCTAAAATTGAAGTGCTGTCTTTTTCGCCAATAGGCTTATTAGTTCCATAGTCATTAATTCCAGCAAGACAAAAAACAATCTCGTTTAACTCCATGTCTTTATAACGAATACACATTGCTGTGTTATCTTCAGGTGTATTGGCTGTCATACATGTGCCGCTAATACCATAGTTAATGGCTTTTATATTAATATCTTTCTCAATAATATGTTGCCAACCATTGTTTCCACTTCCTAAATTTGTAATGGAATCGCCGATAAAATTAATTGTTTTTCCGTTTAAAAGATTTAAAAATTTTGTGTTCATGTCATAATGTATACTGTAAAAATATAAATTACCTGCCACAAATGAACCGCCTGTTTCCCAACCTACACACGGCTGATACCCTGTTAAATCAAGAGCTGGAACGGAACAAATTTCAATTAAATTTTCGTCCAAAAACAAATAATTTTTGCCGTTATAATAAGTATAAATCTTTACATTTCCAGCAATGGATTTGCTTATAGTGTATGTTTTAAATTTTACATATGTTGTGTTATTCCAATCATATTTAATGCAAATTCCGTTTGTTAAATTTATGCTTAATCCTGTATTTAACTCTGAATTATACCCGATTACAACACTCGGAGAAGTTCCACGATGAAATGAGCAATAAAACATATAATCGTTTAAGAGAATAGGCTTTTTTGTGACTACATTCTCTTTTTCTGTCGCTTGTAATACAGTACCATTCCAATTTAAAGTGTAACTTTCGGCTGTAATGTCTGTTAATTCAACTTTTTTTGGAGTAGCGGAATTTTTAATATTGTTAAAAAGTAAAAATTCTCCGTTTTCTGCCAAATCTTTTACAGATGTAGCCTGTCCACGAACGGCGTTACCAGCATTATCATAATTTTTATTCAAATTAAAACCAGTAGCTGGCGTTCTTATATCAATTAATTCAGCGTCTCCTGTCGTAGAACCTTGCGGTAAGCTGGTAAAAGAATCCATTCGTGATTCAATAGTTGCAATTTTACCATTTTGAGTGTTTACAATACCATCAATTTCCCTTTTATACTCGTCAAAAAAAGGCTTAATAAGTATATCTAAAGAACCATCAGCTGTCATATTATCAAGTTTTGTGTTAATTTCTTCTTGTACGTCTAAATTATCAAAATAATTTTTTACATAATTGTATAGAGTTCCAAAATTTGTTTCTAATAACTCAATATTAGAATTCTGTTTATCTGTATTTGCAATAATTTCATTCAATTTTTCAACAACTTTACATAAAAGCTGATAGTTTGTTACGGCGTCAAAGTCTGCCTCGATAAAGGGAAAATTTGTTAATACGCAACGTTTAAAAGGTGTTATATTTTTTAATTCATCATAGTTTGTGTTTATATTCATATACTATCTCCTTATACAATTCCATAGAAAAGACAATCCAGGTCTTTATAAATCATTGTCATTACGTTATTAAAATCGGACTGAAATCTTATTAAAACATCAACTTCATTATCAATTGAATTAGTGACAGTCTCGGAAATCTCAATCCCACTTGTATTTGTACCGTTACCTTTATTCGTTGTTGTACCGCTATTTACAGAATTAGATGTGTTATTATTATTTGTGAACTCTGTTAAATATTTATTGTTTTTTATATCTTCAATATTTGATTGTGGTGTGTCACTAAACCCTGTTTCATTGTTAGAATCACTTTTTACTGTTAAATTAGAAGTTAATTCTGTTGTATTTGTATTCGTTTCATTTCTACTCTCTGAATAATCCCTTGTATGAACGTTCGCCTTAAATATGTCAATTTTATTTAATTTATCAAATAATACGTTATATTTAGGAAGAATTTCGTTTAATTTATTTTCAAGCATTATTTTAAACAAAGTTACTGTTTCAAAATTAATTCTTCTCATAAGATAGTGATTTAATATACTTTTTTCAAATGTTTCACGTGAAACATTATTTGATAAATCATAATCAAAATCAAAAATAACAATTCTTCCTTTGATATATAAATCAGAAATTTTTACTTTTTCTTCTGAATTAAAATTGACAATAGAATTTAATATTGAATAGAGTGTTGGTGGTAAATCGTTACCTTGTTGAAATATCGGATATATCACAATAATCACTCCCCTTACTTAAATCTGTATTTAATCCATCATAAAAAGCCCATTCTACGTCTATATTTAATTTATCTTTTAACTCTTTTTTCCATACCTCTCTCGGATATGATGAGTTATATCTGCCGACAATTGTACCGCCCTGACTCATGTTAATTTCGTCAGTAATTAATCTCTCCTTTTTCTGTATAGATAAATTTGCAACGCCAATAAATCGTAAAAATTCAGCCCATATTTCTTTTTTATGTTCTAACACCTTATCAGATATATAAGGTGCTGGCGATAATATAACATTAAAATTCTCGATATAATTGTTATCATATGCTAAAACCTCGTTTTCAAACGAATCAATATTATTAATAATGTTTTGAGTTGTCATTTTATTTTCGTTTGAAGTGGTGATAAATCGTGGGGTTTTCTGTTGTGCAATATTAATATCCATAGTTCTAACATCCGCCGCCATTCGTTCTGCGTACTGTTCAATATCGTACATAATAGGATATTCACCTGTAGTGTCGTATAACAATACAAACTCGTCTTGCGTTAAAATTTTGCTTCTATAACCATTTAATCCATAACACTGAATTCTCTGCGGACGACCATAGACATCTAACGAACCTACATTTTGAAACGGCAATATTAAATGTCCTAGAATTTCATCTTTAAAACTAGCAACAACTCCTTGCCTATAAAGACATCTATTTACATACGGCATAAATATGTTTTCATCAAGCCCTGTATAATAAATTCTGTTTTGTGTTATCGTCGACATTTGCCGTCTATACATATTTAAGGTTTGTAAATTTGTTAATTGAGAACTAATTCTTTTTCTTGCCATAAAAATCCTTCCTAAAAAAGGCGGCAATGCCGCCCTTTTTTTTTATAATACTGTAACTGTACTTGTGCCTGTGACACTATTGTCATAGATTGACGTTGCTGTTACTGTAATCTGAGGTGATTCACCTGCTGTGTTATAGTCTTTCGCTATTGTTAATAAGCCGTTCTCGTTAATTGTCGCTTTTCCGTCCTCGCCGCCCTTTGTTATAGCATATGTCACGGCTTTATTAGCAAATCCTGTTGTTTTAACATCTGCGGTGATAGTTGCCGAAAGTCCTGCTGATAAACTAAATTCAGCTGGCGATAATGTCACAGATGTTACAGTCGGAGCAACACCAGCGGTAAATACAACTCCATTCTCAAACGGAGAAGTGGACTTAATTCCCCACACATGCAAAAAGTGATTGTTTTCTAATGTTACAGGATTATAAAACTCGGTTGTTTTACCATCCTGTGTCGAATCCATGCCATAATTATAGTTCATAAACCATTCTCGTGATATAATCACAGCTGGCACATTTTTCAACTGCTGAATTTCTTCGGTTGTAAATTCGACAAACTGTTTACCTAAAACCTCTTTTAAACGACCCGTATCATGGTTAGAAAAATCGTCACACAGAACAGCTCTCGCTTTAAAATCTGCACTATCTCTAAAAAAGGAAGTTGCTAAAACTTCTGTAGACATGTCAGCCTCGAATTCAGTATTTAAAATAAACATCTGTTTATCGAAAGAAGTTGCACGTCTTATACCAGCTGGATTATAATTCGGACTTCTAAATGTTAATTTATTAGATATTGACTTCATATCGGCGACACGTTCTCGGGCTGTTTTTGTGTTGTAATCAGTAATCTCCACGCTTGTCATTGTACCGTCTAAAATTCTTCTGCAAAGCTGGTATTTATCAACAATATATTCATCATATACTTTTGATTCATAGAGCATTGAAACAGATTCTTCGATAAAGGAAAGTAAACCACCCTCGGTTTCAAAAGCCATAGCAAGCTGTTCATCAGAAGTTGTGGTCTGATAGTAAACCTGGAAATTTAAATTATGCAAATAATTAAAGACATTCGGAACTTCTGTATTTAAAAAAGCTGTTTTCTCCGTAAATTTGCTATTATACGAATATACCTTACATAAATCCAGAATAATCTCTCTTACTGTCTGTCCTCTTGTTAAAGTCCCTCTTAAAGTAAAATCCCATGGATTATCCCAAGCATTTCGTTTAATAACTGTTAAACCGATAATATTTACAGTATTAATAAATGCGTTGCGGTAACGCTGATTATTAATTATTAATTTACCGATAGGCTTAATATCCTGTCCCTGTACTGGCAAATCAATATCTTCAGATAAAATAGGATTCTGATTAATGATATAACTTAATAACTCTGCATTCGTACCTACTTTTAAAACATTTTTTGCTGGCATATTTATATCTCCTTTACATCAATTATTTTTTCCTCAATTAATTTATTGCCCTCAAGGTCTTCACGTGTTCCCGTACCACTAAAAAACCTCTCTTTATACTTAGCTTTTAAACTAGCGGCTTCTGCCTCAAGAGTAGAAATCTCTGCTTCCATCTGTTTTTTTTCGGCTTCATAACGTGCCTTATATTCCTCGTTTACATCAGATGTCCAGCTATCTTCAATATCCTCAAGTAACTCAATCTGTTTATCATCATCAATATTTAACTCTGTTATCTTTTTCTTAAATTCTTCTTTGCTTAATACCATAAATATATCTCCTTATAAATTAATCTCCATGCCCTCATAAATAAGTGAGGGGTCGTCAATATTGTTATTTTTAGCAACTTCTGCCACTTTTTCCGCTGTCTCCGATTCTTCCAGATGATAAAATTCTTTTACAATATTCCACAAATTATCACCTTTTTTAACAATATAAATAGTCTCCTGTGTCGCACCTGTGTTTTCAGCGGCTTTCTCGTTAATATCAAAAACTATATTGAATTGTAACAAATCAAAATTATTAGTTATATTAATTAATGTCTCTGCGTAAGTAGGACTTGTGGCATAACCAGCTTCCTGTAAATTGTTACATTCGTCAATATAGTTATTAGCAGAAGTTGCTTTATCATAATGATTCCACTGTACTAAATCATAAAGACCTATTACAGCCGCTGTTGTATTCGGATATTTCACAAAACTATCTTTTATATCAACGTAAGAACCCTCAATATATTCTTGTGTATTTAATTCAACACCATCACCTTTAATACCAAAAAGTGTTGCCGCTTCCAAATTCCAACCGCTTTCGCAAGCCGCCATTGCTAATACTGTAGACGGAAACAAAACCTTTTCGCTTTTTCTTAATCTTCTGTTATACTCATTTACTACAATAGGTGCTAATTCGTTAATAAAGTTATTTACTTTAGTATTAGCTGTTTTCAAAATAGGTATATTCATTTAATCACCTCACTTATTTTTTTATTCAATAAATCAATAGAATTTACAATAACTGCCGGGATAGGCACGCCCATTAATCCAATATTTTCAATAATCGAGAGCGTTTCTTCAATAATTAATGCAACCTCTGTGGCATACATTATATATGTTATATTTAATGTTATATCAATATAATGTGCTATAATTACCAAAAGAATAATACCTATCTTTTTACATATTCCTTTTGTCATTTCGGAACTTTTTAAAGCCCCAGTAAAAGTTTTCTGACTTTTTTTAAATACTCCGGCAACAATTACGCCTGTAATTAAATCAATTAGAATAAAAAGTAATAATGTTTTTAATTCATTATTTACTGTTCCAAATAAAGATTTAATAAAAAAAGAACTTGTATTTGTTAATAATGAAAAAATAAATTATCATAATAATGAAGAAAAAAATAATGAAGGGAGAAATGATTATGATAGAATTAACATACAATCAAATGGGAGATTACCAAATACCACAAGTAGCATTACCAAAAACGAAAAAAATGGCACAGGGGAGATTCTCAAGAATGAGGGAGAAATTCCTAAAAGAACACAAAAGAGGGTTATACGAGGAATTAATGTTAGATGGCAAGATGGAAGAACATTTAGGAGAAATAGAGCAAACAGCCCAAAAGAGAATGAAACAGATAATAACAAGTCTAGCAGAGAAGAATCAAATAACAGAGGAAATGAAAAGAGAGAATCAAATGAGTTGGGTACAAGCAATGAACTCAATAAAGAACCAAGCCGAAGAAATGATAATGTCAGAGCTAATTTACAATTAAATCTTTTTGAAGATACCTATGTACCACCAATTAAGGAATTACCAAGTGTAGATACACAAATAAATAGTATTCAAGCACAAGCAGAAGTAGAAAATACTCCTGCTTTTTCTTTTACTCAAGAAATGATAGATAAAACACTTATTGAGGGCAGTAATTTTTCACATAGCAAATATAGAATTTATGAACAATTTAAAAGAAGTTTATCAGCAAAAGAAAATATAATATTTCTAAAACATGAATATGGAATAGGAGGTTCAAGTTCTGCATATTCTGGTGCTGATTTTGGACAAGAGCATGATAGCAAAGGAATAAAGTTATATAAAGGCTATAAAGATGATAGAGTAGAGCTACTAATAAATTGGAGTAATGTTGAACAAAGGCTTAAAGAAATTATTAGATTAGATAGATATTTTAATGATGAAGAAAAAATAAAATATCAAGAATGGCTAGAAAATGACTATGAAAAAGAAAAATGGATGCTAGATAGAGGGTTAAAAGAAAATACAAATGATTTTATAGATATATCTAGTATAAATATTGAAAAAAATTATAAGTTGAGTAATGGAAATTACTTTCATTTTCATACAAACGATGAAGGATATTATTATGCAATATATGACAACAGGGGAACAGAAATTGATGGTGGACTTTTAGAATATTCAGAAAATGCAGATAAAAAGACGTTAGATGATATAAGGAAAGATTTAGCTGAGTTTACTGATATTACAGAATTAGCAAATACAAACCTAGAAGAAGTTAGCCAAGAATTTATTGATAATTTAGAAAGTAAATTTATTGAACATTCAGATTCTCTTGAGCCTGATGATTATGACGCATATTTTATAACAGACGATATTAAGAATATGGACGAAAGTAAATCGTATACCGTTGCAAGAGTTATAAATAATAAAAATGCAGTAGAATTACATTATACTAATGGTAATGCAACAATAGAATATGGAACTAAACAAGATGATAACTCATGGGAAAGTATAATCGAAGAAGCATTATGGTTTGAAAAAAATCAAAGTGAAGATGAAATAATAAGTAAATTGGAAGAATTGTTTAAAGAGCAATTTCTAGATGTTGGAATAAAAGATAAAACGATAGAGAAAAATTCAATCACACAATTTAAAATTGGACAAATTATTTATTTAGAAAGTGATAGAAAATATAGAGTTGAGGCTATTAACAAAGAATTAGATGAAATTGTTTTGTTAGACCAAACAATGTTAGAAACTGCACATTATCCAATTATGAGAAATGAAAGTTATTTACGAGCAGTTTCACTTTATCATAGTAATGAAAGAAACTTTGAAAAAGAAATTACTACTAATAAACAGGAAATAGTAGAACTAAAACCTAAACAAGAAAAGGTTAATTATCACATTGATGATAAATTATTAGGAGAAGGTACACCAAAAGAAAAAGTAAGAAGAAATATTGAGGCAATAAAACTTTTACATAAGTTAGAAGATGAAAATAGATTAGCAAATTCTGAAGAACAGAATATTTTGTCGAAATATGTCGGTTGGGGTGGACTTCCAGATGTATTTGATGAAAATAAAGATAACTGGAGTAAAGAATATAACGAGCTAAAAGAAATACTTACAGATGATGAATATAAATCAGCAAGAGCATCTACATTAACAGCTTTTTACACACCACCAATAGTTATAAATGCAATATATAACGCATTAAAAAATATGGGAGTAGAACAAGCAAATATACTAGAACCAAGTTGTGGTACAGGAAATTTTTTAGGAATGTTGCCACAAGAAATGCAAAGCTCAAAACTATATGGAGTAGAACTTGATTCCATAAGTGGTAAGATAGCAAAACAATTATATCAAAAAGCAAATATTAAAGTTCAAGGTTATGAAAAAGCAGATTTACCAGACTCGTTTTTTGATATAGCAATAGGAAATGTGCCATTTGGAGATTTCAAAGTTAATGATAAAAGATATGATAAAAATAATTTTCTAATACACGATTATTTCTTTGCTAAAACTTTAGATAAAGTTAGACCAGGAGGAGTAATTGCATTTATTACTTCAAAAGGAACAATGGATAAAGCAAGTCCAGAGGTTAGAAAGTATTTAGCACAAAGAGCAGACCTTTTAGGTGCTATTAGATTACCAGATAATACTTTTACAAAGAATGCAGGAACAAAAGTAACATCAGATATTATCTTCTTACAAAAAAGAGAAAATTTGACCGATATAATGCCAGATTGGGTATATTTAGATAGAGATGAAAACAATATTACAATGAATAAATATTTTGTAGATAATCCAGATATGATATTAGGAAAAATGGAAATGGTATCTACTGCTTATGGCTATGATTCAACTTGTAAAGCAGAAGAAGACACAAATTTAGAAGAACAATTAAATTATGCGATAACTAATATACATGGAGAATTACAGAATAATAGTATTGAAAATGAAATTGAACAAGAAGACACATCAATACCTGCAATTCCAACTGTTAAGAATTATTCTTATGCAATAGTAGATGATAAATTGTATTTTAGAGAAAATTCAAAAATGATATTACAAGATGAGTTACCTTTAACGGCACAAAATAGAATAAAAGGTTTAATTTTGTTAAGAGAACAGGTAAGAGAATTAATTGATTTTCAAATGGAAGATTATTCAGATGAGGAAATTCATATTGCACAAGCAAAATTAAATGAATTATATGATAGATTTACAAAAGAATATGGCTTAATAAATTCAAGAGCAAATGAAACAGCATTTTCTAATGATAGTAGTTATTTCTTATTATGCTCACTTGAAAAGATAGATGGAGAGGGTAAATTTGTAGGAAAAGCTGATATATTTAGTAAGAGAACTATAAAGGCTAAAAAGAAAGTATTACAAGTAGATACTCCAGATGAAGCACTAATTTTATCTATACAAGATAAAGCAAAAGTCGATTTAGACTATATGGGACAATTATGCAATATAGATAAAGAAGAAATAATAAGTAGTTTAGAGGGTGTTATTTTTAGAGTACCTGATTATGAAAATTCTGATAATTGGGTAACTGCTGATGAATATTTATCTGGTAATGTTAGAGAAAAACTAAAAGTTGCAGAAGAATTTGCAAAAGAAGATTCTAGTTTTAATATAAATGTTGAAAAATTAAAAGAGGTTATTCCAAAAGACCTTACTGCAAGTGAAATTGGAATTAAGTTAGGCTCAACATGGATACCTCCAGAAATCATCAGAAAGTTTATTTTTGAATTATTAGATACACCAAGTTATAACAGATGGGATATTCATGTTAAATATTCTAATATAACTGCTGAATGGTATATTGATGGAAAAAGTAATGATAGAAACAATGTAAAAGCATATACAACTTATGGTACATCAAGAATAAATGCATATAAAATAATAGAACAGACACTTAATCTAAAAGATGTAAAAATATTTGATACATTTATAGATGATGAGGGCAGAAAACAAAGAGTATTAAACAGAAAAGAAACTGCAATAGCTTGTAGTAAACAAGACGCAATAAAAGAAGCATTCTTAAATTGGGTATGGGAAGATCCAGAAAGAAGAAATCATTTAGTAAGACTTTATAATGATAAATTTAATTGCATAAGACCAAGAGAATATGATGGCTCTCATATAGGTTTTGTAGGAATGAATCCAGAGATAAAATTAAGGACACATCAACTTAATGCAGTAGCACATGTTTTATATGGTAATAACACATTATTAGCACATGAAGTAGGTGCAGGAAAGACTTTTGAGATGGTTGCAGCTGCAATGGAAAGTAAGCGTTTAGGCTTATGTAATAAGTCTTTATTTGTAGTTCCAAATCATATTATAGAGCAGTTTGCAAGTGAGTTTTTGCGGGCTTTATCCAAGTGCCAATATTTTAGTTGCTACTAAAAAAGACTTTGAAACCAAAAATAGAAAGAAATTTTGTAGTAGGATAGCAACAGGAGAATTTGATGCAGTAATTATTGGACATTCACAATTTGAAAGAATACCAATGTCAATAGAAAGACAAATTGCATTATTAGAAGAACAAATAAGTGATATTACAAAAGGAATTGCCTCTGAAAAATCAAACAGAGGAGAAAACTATACTATTAAACAAATGGAGAAAACAAGAAAATCATTAGAAACTAGATTAGAGAAATTACATAAGGAAGAAAGAAAAGATGATGTTGTAACATTTGAAGAATTAGGTGTAGATAAATTATTTGTTGATGAAGCTCATAATTATAAGAATTTGTTTTTATATACGAAAATGCGTAATGTAGGTGGAATAGCACAAACTGAGGCACAAAAATCTTCCGACCTTTTTATGAAATGTAGATATTTAGATGAAATTACAGGAGGCAAAGGTTCTGTATTTGCTACTGGAACACCAGTAAGTAACTCAATGGCAGAACTTTATACAATGCAAAGATATTTACAATATTCTGGATTAAAAGAAAATAGTTTAGAACATTTTGATAATTGGGCAAGTACATTTGGAGAAACAGTAACTGCAATAGAACTTGCACCAGAGGGCTATACTTTAATAGGACGATAAAATTAACTGTCCTAAATTGAAAATACATAAGGAAGGAGGTTAAGAGAATGTCAAGGACTTCAAAGATTACAGCACTTTATGAGAGAT